TGAAAGAAGAATATGTTCAGCTCCGTCATCTTGGTGGAGATAACTATTCCCGCACTCTGAACATTGAGCTTGCCAAAGCCAATGCACCTGTGTTTGATGGCAAACGTGCTCCCGTGAATCTTGATGTGTATAAATTCATTCCTTTTGATGCCTGTGCCGATCGTATGAACGAAATCGATGAAAACGCCCCCGGCCTATCTTTCTCTCAAGTTGCTGCTATCTTGGAGAACGACATGCCCGCCGAACTGAATTCTCTTCCAGCCTTCTGGATGACATTGAACGCTATGCAACATCTCTCGCTCAAGTTGGACAGGAACAAGTATTGCACAAGTTCTTGCTTGACTACATCCCCGAATTCTCTGAAGAAGCCGAATTGCGCACTGAAATCTTGCGAGGCTTGGAAAATGGAGTTTCCATCAGCGAAATGGAAGAAAAAGACATCCCTGTTTCATTCTTCACCACCATGTTGCCCACTGAGACCACTGTAGATCTATCCTTCCTGGACAAAGCAAGACGCATTGCGTCCTTGTGCAAGACCAAGATCTCTGTCTATGTGAATAAAGCAAAATCTCTGTATGAAAAGATCAAAGCCAAGGTTTTATCCGTTGAATGGATGGACGTCCTGTCATCCATTTCTTCGTTTTTAAACCCCAAAGCCGTCCTGATCTCTTTTGCTATCACTGGACTGTGCTACATGATGTACTCGTATTTCCAAAAGATGAAACCCTCCAACAAACGTCGCTTCAAGAGTGTGGTGACTGAGAGTGTCCATCCGGAGACCCAACCAAAACACATTCCGACGGTTGTTGTTGAATCTGTCCATCCTGAAACCCAACCCAAACATCTTCCAACTGTTGTAGTCGAATCGATGCATCCCGAAACGCAACCCAAACACATCCCAGCCGTTGTTGTTGAGTCAAACCACCCCGAAACTCAACCCAAACACATGCCCAAAGTAGTTGTTGAATCCAATCATCCCGAAACGCAACCAAAGCACATGCCGAAAGTTGTCGTGGAGGGCGCTGCTGATCAGAATCAATTCGAACTGGCATGCGCAATTCGCAAACAACAATATTACATCCGTGCTGTGTATGAAGATGGAGTTGTGGATAAAATCGGTAACATGACCATTGTCACTGGAACCATTGGTATGATTCCATCCCACTTCCTCACGTATCTGCGTGATTCGCAACCAAAACGCATTGTGCTAACTAATATCTATTTGGCACCGGGCATCACTGTCACCTTTGATGATTTCATGCGTTGTGTTGTGGAAGTCAAGGACAAGGACTTGGCCTTTGTTGCCCTGCCCCGTGTCATTCCTCCGGGAAAAGACATTCGCAACCATTTTGTAAAATCACATGAACTTATGAAACTTTCTGGCAAATTCCCCGCTTCCATTTCTGGCTATCGTCTCCAGAATGGCAATGTTGACAACACAGCTTGTCTCCGTACCATTCCCTTCACTGCTCATGACATGGCAGTTCCCATTGATAATTTGTCTTATAACATGCAATTGGCTAGTGGTAGTGTTGTGAATGTGTATACTCGTGCTCTGTATTCCTATTCTATGTCAACCATGCATGGTGATTGTGGCTCTCTGTTGATGGTTTCTTCTCCAATGGTCACCGGCAAGATCGTGGGCATCCACGTCGCTGGATCCAAAGGAGTGGGAGCTGTCAACTTCTCAACATCCGTCTCATTTGAAAATGTCCTGAATGCCTGCAATCAAATCATCGAAATGGAACCCTTCGCTCAAGTTTGCCGTCCCTTTGCTCATTTGGATGAGGACTTCACCCTTCCCATGGAAGGTGAGTTTATCCCTTTGGGCCATCTCCAACCTGTTGCTGATGTAAGCAAGTCTGAACTCATGCCAAGCTCCATTCATAACCAAGTGACCCCCACATACACCAAACCTGCTTATCTGAAACCCTTCCGAACTGCCTCTGGTGAAGTTGTTGATCCTCTGTTGAAAGGTCTTGCCAAAGCTGGCAAAGCCGCCCTGACTGTAGATAATGAATTCTTTGAAGTTGCTCGTGATGATGTGTATCGTAAAATTGCTCATGATTTTGCTGGAACCAATCGACCCAAAACACTGCTTTCCTATGAAGAAGCCATCATGGGTGTTGCTGGTGATGACCATGTCAACGCCATCAATCGCACCACCTCTCCTGGTTACCCGTGGAATTTGATCCCAGGTCGCAAACCTGGAAAGACACAGTGGATGGGTTCCTTGGATTACGATTTCACTTCCCCCGCTGCACTGGAGCTTCGCACTGCAGTTGAGTTGATGGAGGAGAAAGCGAAACAAGGAATTCAATCTGACATCATTTGGGTTGATACCCTGAAGGACGAGCGCCGCCCCATTGCGAAAGTAAATGAGGGTAAGACTCGCGT